CTGTATAATGATGGTGTGTTGCATGTTACTGCTTTCTAGGTTGTATAAACCCGTTGTACGAGTTTATCAATCTCTAATTCACCGTTAGTACGCATGTGGTACTTACCCCAACGCTTGTCTGCTGATGTGATTATGAGTTTGGTTTCACTGGGGTGAAGTCCACTACGAACAAGTTCGTGAGCCAGTCGTGCCAGTGTTCGTGAACGGTCATTATTGGGCAATGGACCATCACGCCAAATAACATAAGCCAAAGGTGAACAACGCTTCATAATGTCTTTAAGGTTTGCTGATTCCTCATGGTCGGTAACCAAACTAAGATTTGGTTTTGGTGGCTGATAATATGATGCCAGACGGGCAATTGTTTCTGGAGAAACTAAACGAGCCTCGGCATAATCAAGAAACGATTCCAAAGAACCAGCAACTCCTGCTGAAGTAATTATACGCCTGTTTGGTTTCTCCATGTTGGACCAGTCAGGATATGGAAGCCGTACATAGTTGCCGTACTGTGATGTGCTTGCAAGTGTCTCCTGCTTAGGGTTCACTTCACGAGCAGGGTAGTCGGCTACCTGATGGGCAGCCAGCATCATACGGCGCATGTCTCGTGCCAGCACCAGTTCGGATGCAAACACCCAAACATGGTAGCCCTTGCTACGAGACTTCTCCACGAAAGGTTGCACACCACCAGCCTCTAACGCTGATGCAAGATTAAAGGCTCCAGCCATGTCCTCAACATCAATGTCCGTGCAACCCCACACTGTGTACCAGTCGTCCTTTAAAGGAACCATCGGGTACACACCAATAGGAGCAACACCGTTAAGGTGGTTGCGGAACACTTCTCTAGTCAAAGGTTCTTTAATGCAAGCGCCTTCTTCGGCACCGTACACATCGCCTCTGCCTCTGAACAGTTTTATATACCTGTCAAGCAGGTCCTCTGTTATGTCCATAACTAAATCCAATCATCATCTGCAAGTGCTAGTTGTTCATACGAATCTGCCACTGTGGGGATGGTTGAAGGCAGACCTGTGAGCCGTGTTAAACGACCCGTGCCCTGTTCAATCTCAAAGTCCACATCATCCACCAGTTTAGACGCAGGGCGTTTACACTTTACAAGGTTGATAGTGACAGTGTTCTGATGGATACGCAAATCATAACGCAACATTTCTAGCCGTTCCAGCAGGCGTTCAGTGTTGTTTGATTTGTCCAAGCGTTCTTCAATCTCACGAATCTGTGCTTCAATGTCAAACTTCTTACGGCGTACACCAATGATATGTGTAGCCTGTTGTTCGCCACCATAAGCACCTGATGAGATGGTTTGCTTCTTGCCATCAGCACCTGCGGTGCGTGATGACTGGTGCAAAACCAGCATCGGGATATTATGGCGTTTACCGAACGACTTAATCGTGTTCGCTTTAGATGGGATGTCCTCACCACCGCCAGCAAGCAAGTCAAGATAGTCAAAGACAAGCAACGCAGGTTGACCCCACATGTCACGAATTTCGCCAAGTGAATGTTCCATCTCATTAAGGCTCATCATTTGGTCAAAGACAGCCAACTTAGGAAACGACTCGTTAGCAGTTTCTCGCAACAACTTTATAGCATCCGTATCGTTACGGGCTACAGCCATTTCTAATTCACCAGCGTCAATGCCATGCATAATGCAAGTCAACTTAATCAAGGTCAAGGTTCGTGGCTCGTCAGGACAAAAGTACACAACGGGCAGGTTTCTATTGGCTAATAGAATCTGTAGCAGGAACATGGTTTTACCTGAATGGCTATAACCGTTAATCATGCACATCTCTGATGGTGCGATGCCACGCATTTCGTTGTCAATGTCGGGGAAACCTAGATAGACACGCTCGTTGGGGTTTTGTGCCCAATGAACAAACTCGTCCGCTGCCTTTACTAAAGGCTCATAATATTGTCTTGTTTTTGTGGCGTTAGACACATCAGGCGTGGGGATTAACTCCCCACGCCCAAGTGCATCCCAACGCTCCGTGAAATTCGGAGTCATGTTGTTCCTTTTATTTTTTTAGTTGCCTCGTGGTGCCCAAAAAGCATCGTTTCCTGTGGTTGATTTAAACCAAGGGCGTTTTGGGTTACCAGCGATTGTGTCACGGTTGTCCCATACTTCTCTAACGCCTTTCACAGCGCAAGCATCGTTAAGCCACTCAGGGATTGGTCCGTGTTGCTTTCCCTTAATCGTCACAGTGAAACTGGTGGCGGTTGAGGAACTCGTCAACGGAGTTGCCTGTGGGAATGACTGTTGAATCAACAACTGTTCATCCGCTACTGGTGCTGGAGGCACCGTTTCTGTAGCGGATGAAACACCGAACCCTTGCGAGGTTAGGATAATTTCACAAACAGCATCATAGGCTTCGCTAAAAGCCATGATGTTGCTTGACATGTCATTTGTCTTGGGTGTCAATTCGGATGCGATTTTAGCCGCAACCTGCATGATGATGGATTGGTCTTTACTGACCATTGGTACACCTCCTATGGTGTGTTATTTGGGGAGAGTTGTCCATCAGTGTATCAGCACTAATGGAGGAAATGTCAACTAGCATCATAAACAATCATGCTAGGTGACTGGAAAGGCAAGGACAGACCACGGTCTGAAATGTGTGCACCTTTACACATGGACCAGTATGGGCACCATTTGTCTGAGCACAACGCTGAGGTGTCGTTCATCAGCCAGTTGGATTCCACAACCCCGATACGGGTTGCTTGCTGGATTGCAGGTCGTACCATGTGTTTAAGCCATGATTCGTGTTCTGCTGTGCGTTCCATGTAAACGATTTGCGGTTTAGGTTTTTCTTGACGGACCATAACGCCATAACGGAAATCCGCAGGATATGCCGTTTTGCCTTCATAAACCATTGCGCTACAGTAAACTGTTGCCTGAATGGATTGCGACTGTTTTTCTTTGGCATAATAAGTCCTAGAGGATGTTTTCCAATCCCAAATTGTGCCGTCAGGTTGCAGGTAATCCATGGTGCCTTCGCACCACACTTCCCAATCGTCAACTGTTATGCCCATTGGGTATTTGAATTTGTATTCAACATCACCGCCGAGTTGAACGGTGGGGAGAATCCCATCTACAAAGGCTTGAGCCATGCCTTGAATCTGACCGACAGATTTATCGGGGTCAAGGTTTGTAACTTTATAGGGCTGCGCTTTTAATTCTTCCCAATGTTCAAGAGCGATTGTGGCAATGGTGGTTGCATCTGCACCAGCCAACACTTGCTCAATTCCATAATGCAACGCAGTACCCATAATGGTAGCGTCAGACGGACCAGATAACTCTGGTTTCACTAGTTTTAATCTTGCCCGTTCAGGGCAAATGATTAAATCATTCAACCATGACTGGCGTACATAAACTATTTTTGATTCTTTATCAAATCTCATATTTTCCTCCGAGGGTAGTCCCCATTAACAATAGCAATAATACATGGACAATAGTCAATGGTACGGGTTTGTCCATGCACTCGTGACATCATGACATCATCCGTTTCCTACATTTAGAAATTGCACCTGTACTGTACTTAACACCATAGGCATCTTCCACCATAGTTACAATCTGTTTATTAGACAAGGTTAAGTCACCACATAACTGCTTGAAAAAGATTTTCGCCTGATTCTCGCCAGTGAATCCAAGGCGAGTTCGCCTCGGCTGCCAGTATTTACGCATCCCATCTATAATGTTCACAGACAAATCCATTTCCCTAGCAATGTCAACAAACACAAGGTTCGTTTTCATAAACAACTCATCCAATTTCTGCACCTTATCATAATCCCAATCGCTCCCTGCTTTAGCGATACACACAGCATCAGCGAACTCCTGAGCAGAAATGTTTATGTGCTTCAGAATGTCAACGAGACATTCGTCAAATCTGTCCATGCAATACTGCACCTTAACACGAATCTGTTTCCACTTTACATAAAGTTGAGTTTCGTGTTCAAGAAACAACGGCGGTACATCCTGAAGGGATGTAGCAACAAAATCAGGAGATAAACCAGCATGCCAAGCATCCCAAAATGTAACCAAATCCTCAAAATAATTAAGGATTTTGTAACGGTCCCAATCACCTTCGTAGCCTCTAAGAGCAACGAGTTCCTCTCCCATAAACATGTCGGTCACACCGTCACGGACACACTCCGTCATTGGGACAAGAGGGGCAGTGATGATAACATCACATAAACAATACTCATCATGTGTGGACACACCACACCCTAGCCACTCCGTCATTCCTTAACCTTTTTCTTCGGTGCCATAATCGCAAACTCTTTGAGGTAGTGATTGTGGCATGCAGGTGGTGATGTCATTTTCACGAATATCTCAATCGTTGTGTGACATTTAGGGCATTCATAAATCCCTGATTTGTATGTCATGGGTTGCGGGGAAGCCTTACGCTTCCCCGCTTTCTTCACTGGTTTCTTTTTTACTGGTGTTTTAATTTGATTAATAGACATTAATCCTCCTCGTCTAGCATTTCCATAATGAACTCATCCATGTCTGACGAGTTATCTTCCGCATGTTCAGCGACCCACTTAATAAGTGCATCCATCTCTTTCCAAGTGGATACCACCTCATCTTTGTTGCCACGCACCGATGCTTGATGCAAACGATTAGCAATGTCCTTAGCACCATCCAGTGAAATATAGCCATGCTTAACAGCATATTTAACTGCCATACCCATAACCATACTTTGGTTGTACGCTTCGCTAGTTGATTCCAGCAGTTCCGATTGAATGTATTCAACCATAAAATCAGGCATGTCGTAATCATCACCGTCATAAGCACCGTTAGGTGAAGTACCCCAAAGGACTACACAATCACCAACTAGGTTTCGCTTGAACAAGTTCGTGGCAAGAAAGTTCATTTCTTGACCGAGCAACAAGCCTTCGTCATGGACATAACCGACAATGACACCTTTGTGTTCACCGTTGTCGTGGACATCGTGACGGACCACATCAAAGTGACCGCCGATTGCGTCTTGGATTGAATTATAATCTTCAATGAAGATTGGTTCGGGTTCAACTCCTGAACCACACGGTAGGAACATTCCTATTTTAATTGACATAATAACCTCCAGTTATTAATTGTTTGGGTTCTGGTCATCGTGCCATGAGTTGATTTTTTTTCTCAACCCATGACACGATAGTGCCTTGCTGTCTGTGGATACTTGTACCAACAAGGCAACGATTGTTTATTTAGACACTACCACAATGTCTTGTGGAATATTAAATTCTTCATTAATGATAGTACATCCATCAAGGAAGAAACTATTGTCATTCTGAATACTGTCATGCACCATGTCTGTAATGATGCCATGAATGTCGTCGTTGTCGTCGTAAGAACTAGGCAACATCACTTTAGTGGTGTAAACAATTTCTCTAGTGAAAGTGACTTCGTACTCTTTATCTGTTGTACGCCAGTCAATCACTCTGCCAAGAGTGAACGCTTCCCACGCTTCGTCTTGACCACATAATGAACAAACACCAGTTTTGTTATCTAACCTAGATAATGCTAGTCGTTGTTCAAACATGTTGACCGTTAAGCCACATCGGGGACATTCATAAATGAAGTCTTGCTTTTTCATTTTTCTTTTCTTTCTTGCATAAATGCAATCAACATAGACTGTATGTCGTCTAGTTCTTCTTGTGTGACACCTTCGGGAATTGGTAATTCCCAGCGATTCGCTTCTATGTAATGTTCAATATCCATTGAGGTTCTTTCTTTATTGTTTTCTGTTGTTGTGAAATTTGTAGTCAGTTATAACTGCTTTGACAGCCATTAACCAGCCTTTGGCTATTAACACTATCACACCGAGACTGAACACGATGGATATTATTCCTGACTGCCAAAATGTTATGTCTGCAAGTTCAGCATATGAACAATACATTAAGAACGACATAAGCAGTAGGCAGGCAGCGGAAACGCTGAGGTCATTTTTGTGGTAATTCATAATCACCCAATGTTTTCAGGCTTTTTAGCCACTAGAACACCACTGGCTTCCAAGAAGTCAATCTTGGAAGATTCAGGTATGGAAGTCATAAAGGTTGACATGTTTTGCCATGTCCAATGCGAAATGTCGTAAACGACATCAGCATCAGTTATGTAACTGGGGCTGAAAGCCCAGCCTCCTAGTTGAGCATTATATGCCATGTATGTTGGTGATTGTTGTATCATTATGCGTTTACTTCCTCTACAAGACCTAAGCCTTGAACTGTTGATAATACCCATTGCAGAGTATCTGCAACGATTTTTTGGTCGCCATTTTGTAGTTTCTCAACTAGAACATCATAATCACAATTGGCAGGAGAGAACAAATCGTGAATGTGACCGTAGCCACCACCGATATAAGCACCCTGAGCCTTCCATTCTTTATGTTGTTCTTGCACTGAGAACTGCAAACGGCGAAGCATGTCGGGATGAGCCAATGCAAACATTAACGAGTTAATGTCCATAGGTTCTTCTGACGAATGCAATTTAACAAGAGTTGAAAACTCTTGCTTGCCGCCAGTCATGGATTCTTCCCACCATAATTCAATGCCTACGCCGAGTTTATGAATTGTGTCAACCAAAGCAAGAATGGCTATGCCACGCTTTTTGATTAAGTCAGCCCTGACATGACCACTAACTACAGCGTTCATAACGATTTTGACAACACGACCCATTCGGGCTTGTGGTTCTGAAACGAACGACACCATGCATTCAGGTTCACCAGTGACGAATCGCCCCATGTCAACGAAAGCACCACTAGTGGAATGTTCGGAGACATAAAATTCACCGAATGCATCATTGATATGTTCAACTAGTTCATCTAGTTGAGCATCAACTTCGGCACGAATCTCATCCCAACCATGCAAAGCAAGGTTGCAAGCATCGCTAAGGTTGTCGGTGTAATTAAACGATTCTCGTTTGGCTTGATTAGACTCTTTAGGAGTCGGGTTGTCCTTGGCGTAGCGAATAAAATCGCCTAGCGAGTCAAATTCAGTGAACTGAACTTTGTTTGTTGTGTATGTTTTAGGTTGCATAATTTACCTCCAGTAAATTGTAGTTGCGGTTGTATTAGAAAGTATGACCCTCTACTTGAGGGTTATACCTTCCATGATTTTGACCTTTTGGTCATCCTTGACACCAGCAAGAATCGTAGATTCCATAACTTCTGCCATAGTCCAAATGTCCTTGTCGCAAAGCAACTTAGCACCAGCAAGTGTGGCTCGTGGTGAAACCACAACCTTCAAACCATAGTTTGAAACATTGGCTCGTGCTTTTCGGACTACTTGTAGCCAATGAGTTCCGATATTACCGTCAAGTCCCTTGACAGAATCAAGCATTGCTTGCTCAATGTCGGCATCATAATCAATATTCAGGCTAACGAATCGGTCAAGAAATGCTTTATCCAAAGCATTACGACCAACATATTCAGCAGTAGCACCATTACCAAAGGTATTAGCAGTAGCAACAAGAACAAAGTTCTTGTGACGACTCACCATTCCATCAGGAAAGGACATGAAAGTGTTAGACAAAGCACTGTTAAGAACAGTGAGGATATTCGGGTTACCATTATCCACTTCGTCAAGTAGAAATACTTGACCAGTTTCATATGCTGTTCGGAACGAAGTTCCGACATAACCACCAGTGGCTGACATATAACCAAGTAAACTTGCCTCGGTTGACTGGCTAGAGCAAGACTTGCTACTAAAACCAAGCCCTAAGGCTTGACTAGCATTTTCTGCAATGGTTGACTTACCAGTTCCAGCAGGACCTACAAGGTAGAGATGGTTACCTCTGCTAATGGTGCTAAGTACCTTAGCAAACATATTATGCTGAATACCCTCTAATTCGTTCCTCTCATTGTTACCAAGGGTAACATGAGTAACTTTCGGACGAAGCCTATCAACAGCAGACCGTAGGTCGGCAACTTCGGCAGTGGCTTTAGCCATAATCTCAAGTGGTTCCTTAATGGAATCGTTTACGATTTCGGCAACCTTACTAGCGTCAACCTCAGGGACAAAGTCCCCAAGAACTTGAGCGATAAGTTGCTTCATGAAATCATCCATACCACCACTAGAAGTGGTGTTTGGAAGTGGTTTTGGTTGTGGTGTTGGTGGCACTGGAATCTCCGATTCAGTAGTTGGTGTTGGATTGTAATTTGCTAAAGCAGTTGTCCAAGCCTCGCTAATTTCACTAGAAGTGAAATGCATAGGAGGACGACCAGTGAATTTATATCCTATAAAGGATAAAGCAGCGGTTTGACCGTTCTTCGGCATAAACGAGAACCTATCGGTTCTCGTGACTCCGAGATGGTCACAATAAGTGACTCGGTTTGTAGATTTATCTACACTCAGGATGGTTGGTTTTGGATTTGCCATTGTAATTACCTCCAGTAATTATAAAGTTGGGCTAGGGTTATGGTCACCACAACTACTGTGGGGGTCACTTCGTTCCCCCCACATGTAGTGTGGTATCTTTAGATTGTTTGTCCAAGTTGTGGCTAAAAGCCACAAGCCTTAGCGAATCTTTCACTGTCAAATTGAGAATTTTCTTCTAGAAAATGCATGGACAGTTCAAGAAACAACACGGTAAGCAATTCCTCTGTGTTGTCACATTCACTGGCTTTGTTTATTGCTTCAGCAATAGCCTCAAAATTTTTGCGGGACATTGACATAATTACCTCCAGTAATTACTAGTAACGAGATTCAACTTCGTTGTTAAGACGGACGATGTATTTATTGACCAACAAAGTTGGTCGTGGCATGTTTGGGTTGGAATCAACTGGAACAAGTTCCAAATCGTCCCCATTGTCGCAAGCGACTTCCCAAATTTGCCCTTGTCTCTTACCTAAGGTAAAGATTACTTTATCTCCAGTTTGCATAATTAACCTCCAGTTAATTGATTGTGTATAATGATGGACAAAGTTGGGACTAGAAGTCCCAATCAAAGTCCATCCATGATGACTCGGTGAGTTCCTCACCGACAACAACTTGCAAAGAACCCATCGGGGTGCCTTCGGCATCCTCAAAATGGTAGTCAATTACATTGACATTATCCATCCAAACACCTTCGGTGTCAAAAAGAGGTTCCTCATCCCAATGGATGGTGTCAGTGATTTTCCAACCAAGTTGGACTTTTGATTCAATGAACTCTTTAGAGTTCGTGATGATTGTTGTTGTTTCCATAATTTACCTCCAGTAAATTAAATAAGGATAAGGTCACTACTTTAGTAGTGGTACAAGGTAAAGGAATCGCACCTTTTCACACCTCTTAACTCCATTAAGAGGTGTGTGACTATCACCTTGACGACATGAATTAAGGACAGTCCCAACAAACCCTAAGGTTTGTCGCTTATCTGCCATGCCAGCAAGCATACCGTGAACAGTATGAACAAGTTCATAACAATAACACTAGGACAACCAATCATGTCCTAGCATTACCATTTAACTTGTTAAATCGTATAATGTACTAGACGAACCTCAGACAGTGGCAAGCACTGCATCGCTATTGCTAGGGCTAGGTAACTGCATCATCCCGATAGCACTACCTAGTCCGTCATGGCTCATCCCGTGACCATGACTCAACCCGACACTATTGGAATGCCGAATTGCCCCAATATCATGGACCAACACTGAATCACTTTGCAACCATCCATAACGAAACTAACTCTCAAACCCTTGCCACATATAGGAAAAAAAAATTGTGGAAACTGCCTCGCCTTGCCTACAGACGCCCCATCACAACGATTCCATCGTCGCCCCCAACCGCCGAATGGCAGGCATAATGCGCACGATTCTCATGTCACAGGAAATACATGCGCCTCATACATGCACACGGTACGCAGTTATGGGCGTGCACGATGAATGCATTCTATTTTTTGGCTGATTATGGGTGCATAATCGGACTATAATCCAATGCCACCAACACTATCCCACTGCTAACTCCCTGTGCGCTAGGGGGGCATGGGGGGGTGCGGGGGTGCATGTGTCTAAGTACTAACCAACCTAGAGCCGATGCGTTATTTTGGGGGTTTCTGGAGGGGGGTGGGATACCCCTGTGTGTGGCTCTCCCCCTTGGGCTTGAACCAAGACTTGACGGATTAACAGTCCGTTGCACTGCCAGTTATGCTAGAGGAGATTGGTGGTGGGGTTTACCATTTGACTTTGTTTGCCCAGTATGCAGCAGACATTTTGCCTTTGGCAATGTTGGCTGCATGGCGGGCTTGAAAGGATTTGCGGCGTGCAGCGTATGCTGCTGATTCGCCTGCTTTCTTTGGTGACCCTGTTACACCTTTTTGTCCGAACCTTATTAGTTTTGTTGTGCTGCCTTGTTTGGCTAAGACGGCGTGTGATTTGGTTGGGTGGTTGGGTGTGGCTTTGGGTTTGTTGTATCCACTGAATGTTTCTGACCCTCGTTTGATGCTTGCCATTACTTTTTCTTTCGTGAGGCTGCCATGTTGTCAACTAGGTTAGGGTATGGTCGCCCTGCCTTTTTGGCACGGGCTTTAGCCATTGCTTTTTGTGCGGGGGACAATGGTGTGGATTTCTTGTTGGGTTTTTTCTTTTCCCAGACTGGTTTGTCCATGCCTTTTTTCATTTTGGTTTATTCCTTGTACGGTTGTGAAACTGGTAGGATTTCAATATCCAAAACCCAATCAATAGGTATGTGGTTAATGTCCCCAACGGTTTCGGGATGAGGTAGTTCAGACTCAAAGATAGTACCAACAATAGTAATGTAATGCTCCTGACATCCAACCCATAGCCTACCAGTCGTAGTCGCAATACTGTCCATCGGCTCGTAATCTTCTGTGTCATGCCAGCCTGACGCTGGGCTGTATGCATCTCTCCATCGTACCTTAACCTCTGTCCAAGGAGCCATTTTGTCTATATCATGCTTATAAGCCATAAACCCATAGCCCCACTCTTTTGTCCACGCATTATGGCTATGGGTAAACAAACCATTGTTTGTTTACAATACTATTATCCTTAACAGTATCCATACTGGCACTTGCTTATCTTACGAACGCAAGTTCTAGTATTCGCCATACCCCCCCTATAATCCCCCCCGTTGTTCCCTAGCAGAGAGTGGTTGAATAACCACCCTCAGTGGTCAAGGAACAATACCACTATTTGTATGGAATCCAGTCATATTGATGAACGCCAAGAAAAATACCTAAACTGGCTAGTAGTGCCCAGCCCCATGAGACAACCACCCACACAAGAAGCCTATGCCAAACAAGAAGGCGTGGACAGCGCAACATTACGCCGCTGGCAAAAGAAACCATACTTTAAACAAGAATGGCAGAAACGGGTAGAGGATTTGCAAGGTAGCCCTGAGCGCACCCAGAAACTCATGGACACCATATACCAGCGTGCGCTCGGCGGGGACAACAAGGCTGCTCAGTTGTATCTTCAGGCTACCAACAAGTTGGCTCCTCAACAGGTGAACATTACTCACACTCAGTCTCTTAATGAAATTTCAGATAAAGACCTAGAGGAATTAATTGCCAGTGTGGCTTCGGCTGAAAAAGTGGCTAGGTTGGAATCCAGTGGAACTTCAGACTGAGTGTCCTGAGTGTGGATGTGAGTTTCCAAACTCACTCAGGGAATGCCCTGAATGCTGGTTTGAAGAAGAACCTATAAAGGTTCATCGTATGAATTACTTTAGAACAGATTAGGCATTAGTATGGTTCCTGCTACTCAAAACATTAAAATCATGCGTGGCGACACGGAAGTATTTGTAATTACATTAAAAGACTCTGCCAATGTGCCTATTGTAATTACTGGTAATACCTTCATTTCCCAAATCCGTTACCTTCGTGATTCTGCATCTATAGCGGCTTCCTTTACTTGTGTTGTAACAGACGGTCCTAATGGCGTTGTTACTTTAACTCTGACTGCTGGTGATAGCGCAACTTTGGTTGCTGGACCCGCATTTTGGGATTTGCAACGAACAAACGCTTCAGTTGTTAGTACTATCCTTTCAGGTAAGTGTACGATTTTGGCTGATGTCAGCAGGGCATAATGGCTAATACAACTACTAATATTGTTGTTCAACTTCAAAATGTAACCAATGGTGTTGTTGCCAGTAATTCTGTTTCGGTTGTCTCCGCAGGAAGTATTGGACCATTCGGTCCAACTGGACCTACAGGTTCTACTGGAACACAAGGTCCTACTGGTCCTACGGGACCTGCTGGTCCTACTGGTGCTGCAAGCACCGTAACAGGTCCGACAGGAATACAAGGAAACCAAGGGAGTATAGGTCCTACGGGGTCTCAAGGTCCCACTGGTCCCACTGGTCCCACTGGTTCAACAGGGACTACAGGTCCTACTGGTGCGGCTAGTACCATTACTGGACCTGTTGGACCTACTGGTCCAACTGGTGCCGCATCTACAGTTACGGGTCCTACAGGGGTGCAAGGACCTACAGGTCCGACAGGTGCCGCTTCTACTGTCACTGGACCTACAGGTCCACAAGGCGCTGCTTCCACCGTTACGGGTCCTACTGGACCCACTGGGGCTGCTTCTACTGTCACTGGACCTACAGGTCCAACTGGACCCACTGGAGCAATAGGTTTAACTGGTGCAGATTCTACTGTGACTGGACCCACTGGACCAATTGGTGCGACTGGACCTACAGGTGCTGCCTCACTAGTTACAGGTCCAACAGGCGCTACTGGTATTGCAGGACCTACAGGTCCAACTGGTCCAACTGGTTCTGAATCCACAGTTTCTGGACCTACAGGTGCTACGGGTCCTACGGGCGCTACGGGCGATACGGGACCTACTGGTGCCACTGGTGCCACTGGGGCGACTGGAGCAACAGGTTCTCAAGGCATCCAAGGTATTCAGGGCATTCAAGGTAACACTGGACCTACTGGTGCTACTGGCGCAACAACAACAACTCCAACAGGTTCCGTTATTGCTTTTGCAGGTTCAACAGCACCGACTGACTGGTTGCTTTGTTTCGGACAGCCAGTTTCAAGAACTACATATTCTGCATTGTTTACAATTGTTTCAACAACTTACGGCGCTGGTGACGGTTCAACAACATTCAACTTGCCTGACTTGCGTGGTCGCACTATCGCTGGTCTTGACAACATGGGCGGTACGGCTGCCAGCCGATTAACAAATGCTATTTCTGGTTTAACAGGAACAACATTGGGCGCTGTTGGCGGTGACCAAAGACTTCAATTGCACCAGCATGCAAACACGCTTACCAACAATGCTGTTACCAGCGGTGCAGGCTCTGCTCACCAACACGGAAACACTCTTACCAACAATCAGGTCACCAGCGGCGGTCATAGCGTTGACCATAGCCATAGTGGAACAACAAACAACACTGGCACTACCCACACCCATGATTATACCGATAGATACACATATCTATACACTGGCAATCTTGATTATGGCAACTACTATAATGGTTACTACCCGACAAGCGGAACATTTGCAACTGGTGTCAACAGCGTTACCCACGCACACTCATTTGGTACTGGTGGGGCAAGCGTAGGACACAGCCACACCGTCACATCTAATGTGACAATATCAAATGTTAATGAATCAGCACATACCCACTCAGTTACATCCAATGTGACAATATCAAATATTGATGCTGGTGCTGGTGGTTCTCAAAATGTTCAACCTACAATTATTCTCAACTATATTATTAAGGTGTAATAATGATTCTTTATCTTGATTGTGTACCAATTAAGCAAAATCCAGAAACTAGTGTTCCTGAATGTGCCGACACACCAGAAGAATTTCTTATTGTTTTACGGCAACACAGAAATGTTATATTGTCCCAAACAGATTGGAGAATTATGATTGATTCTCCATTGTCAGAAACTGAAAAAACTGAATGGATAAACTACCGTTCTTATTTGCGTAATTTAACCGAGTACATAACTTTGCCGTTAAGTAACACTGTAGAAATTAATGACCCTCCTAATTCTGGTGGTCCAATTCGTGTTATGGGTAGAACACCTGATTAAGTTAATTCTTGAAGGATAAAAATGAAAATCGCTGTATATACGATTGCATTAAACGAAGAACAATTTGTAGAACGATGGGCGGAATCCTGCAAAGATGCTGATTACTGTTTCATACTAGACACAGGTTCAACAGATAAAACAGTTGAACTAGCCAAATCTTTAGGTGTTATAACCGTGGATGCTTCTTTAAAGCCTTGGCGTTTTGACACTGCACGCAATCTTTCTTTGTCCATGCTTCCTGCCGATATTGATATGTGTATTGCTTTGGATATGGATGAGGTTCTTGTTGATGGTTGGCGTAAACATTTGGAAGCGGTTGCTTCTAATGTTACACGCCCACGATACAAGTATGTTTGGTCTTGGAATAGTGACGGTTCTGAAGGTTTAACATATGGCGGGGACAAGATACATAAACGGCATGGTTATACTTGGAAACATCCTGTGCATGAGGTTATAAAATCTGTTGGTGGTGGAGAAGTTCAGGAATGGTGTGGATTGGAAATTCATCATCATCCTGATTCTTCTAAAAGTCGTGGACAGTATTTTGATTTGTTGAAGTTGGCTGTTAAAGAGGAACCTTTGGATGACCGTAACCAGTTTTATTTGGCTAGGGAATATTTCTTTAATGGTGATTATGAAACTGCGGCTACGCACTTTAAGACTCACCTAGGGTTGTCTGTTTGGGGTCCTGAGAAAGCGGCTTCGTGTCGTTATCTTAGTAGGTGTGAACCTAGTAAGCGTTTGTATTGGTTGTATAATGCTGTTGCTGAGGATTCTGGTCGTCGGGAAAACTGGTTTGCTTTAATGCAGTATTATTATGACATTAAAGATTATGCAGCATTATGTTATGCGACTAATATGGGTTTAATAATTAAAGATAAGCCTTTGGATTATTTGTGTGAATCGGATGCGTGGGGTTGGCAATTTGACGACCTAGCAGCACTTGGTTTTCACTACACTGGTGATTCTGATAGGGCTTTGTTTTATGGAAGGTTGGCTTTAAACGCTAATCCTGATGATGGGCGTTTAAAATCTAATATGGAGTTTTACTAATGGATTTACAAGAGTTAATTAATGAACGGGAATGGCGTAAGTGTCGTGGTCCTGAGGATGCTACTTTGGACCAGCAGTTGGATGCGTTTGTTTATTTTTGTGAAAACTATTGGCATATTAAACATCCTGAACGGGGTCGTATAAAGTTTGAGATGCGTGAAGCACAGGTTGAAACTATGCGTGTGTGGATGTCTGAACGCTATAGTATTGTTTTGAAGGCACGACAGATTGGTTTTTCTACTTTGGCTGCTGCCTATGCTTTTTGGCTTGTCTTTTTTCGCCCTGACCGTTTCGTGGTCATGCTTAGTCGTACTGAACGAGAGTCAGTTAAACTGTTGGCTAAGTCTAAGTATGGTTTTAGGTTTATGCCTCAGTGGATGAAGGAACGGGGACCTAAGCAAACGACTGACCATCAGCAGAAGATGATGTTTGATAATGAGTCTGCTATTGAATCTTTACCTAGTGGTTCTGACCCTGCTCGTGGTGAGTCGGTTTATTTAGTTATTGTGGATGAGTGGGCTTTCTTACCTAACCCTGAGGAAGCGTGGGCTTCTATTGAACCTATTGCCGATGTCGGCGGGCGTGTAATTGGTTTGTCCACCGCAAACGGGTCTGGTAACTTCTTTCACCAAATGTGGGTTGGTTCCCAAACGGGCACCAACCAGTTTGAAGGTATTTTCTTTCCTTGGTCTGCTGGTGACCGTGACGAGGACTGGTACACAGTCAAGGCACGCAACATGCAACCTTGGCAGTTACATCAGGAATATCCCCGTAGCCCTGAGGAGGCTTTTGTCAAATCAGGTAACCCTGTATTTGACATTGACATGCTGGACAGTTTTGAAACCCTTGAACCTATGGTTGGGTTTCTTCATGTGTACGCAGACAAAAAATACGAGTTTGACGAGGGCGAAGATGGTCCTCTTAGTATTTGGGCTTTTCCTGCTGTTGATAGTGTTTATGTGATTGGGGCTGATGTGGCGGAAGGTTTCAGTTATGGTGACTTCAGTTCTGCCCATGTGGTGGATGCCACCACTGGGGAAGTTGTTGCTCATTGGCATGGACATTGTGAACCTGATGTGTTTGGTGAGATATTGGCTGATTTGGGTTGGTGGTATAACCAGTGCCTTGTGGCTATTGAGTCCAACAATCACGGTTTGACTACAATTAAGGCTGCTCAACGGGCTGGGTATCGTAATCTATTTAGGCAGCGTAAGATTACTCAGCGTAATCCTCAGGCTACTGAAACTTTGGGGTGGAAAACGACTACGGTTACTAAACCGTTGTCTATTGATGAGTTGTCGGCTGCTATTCGTAATGAGGAGTTGATTATTTATTGTCAGAGGACTATTGCGGAGTTGCGTACTTATGTGCGCAAGGACAACGGTAGAACTGCGGGTTCTCCGCATGATGACCGTACTATGTCTTTGGCTATTACTAATCAGATGTTGAAGTATGTTTGGCTTCCTGAGTTCCGTGGGGATGTGGTTGTACCCAAAAATAGTCTTATGTGGTGGGAACAGCACATGTTCAGTGAACAAAATGAGGGTAAAGTGCCGATTGGGGCGCATAATATTCGTGCCAGTCTAAAAGTTCCTCTTTAAGGAACAAGATTGCTATTATTATGGAAGTAACGAACTTTAAATGCGTGAATTGTGGCTCTTTGGTGGAGGAAACTGTTCAGAAGCGTGGTTATGTGTGCTTTAAATGCCATGTTAAGGGTATTCGTCTTGGTTTTACTCATGGTAAAGAGGCTTTTAGTGGTCCTACTATTGGTGAGATTCAGCGTAAAACAGAATCTGATGCTAAAGCCAAAGGTTTAAACATTGAACCTGTCGGAAGTCGTTGGATTTAAGTGGAAGCGTGGCTTGTACCCATTGTTGTTGCCATTATTGGTGGACCTATAGTGGTTGTTATGCAGAAGTTGCGTAATGAGAATACAAGCCAGCATGCTGAGGGGCGTGAACTTCTTAATCGGGTCCTATATAAGGTTGATGAAGTTGGAACTAAGATTGACACCCATATTGGGTGGCACGATGGAAAAGAGAAATAATGCCAAAAGTTGGAAATAAATCATTTCCTTATACTCCCAAGGGTATTGATGATGCCATGAGGGAAAAGAAGCGTCTTGGTAGTGGAAGGGCAAGAAAGCGTGAACCCATGCGTGGTGGTGAACCAACACCTAAAGGTGGAAGTGCTAATGGAAGGACTCTTGAACGCCGCCCGTTAGACCCTAACCGTGTTAAGCCTAGAGGAATGCCACGCCTCCCTGTGGACCCTAACCGTGTTAAACCAAAACCAATGCCTAGATTTAATGCAATTCCTAGACCTGCAAAACCTAACAGCAAGTCAACGGGACCAATTAAAATTCCTAAACCAGCAAAGCGTCAACCAGTTAAAACTACACCAATGAAACGGAAAATGAAATGAAAATCAGTCAAGAAAACAAATGTGCTTTGGCATCCTATGCCCGTTCCGCAACAGCAACCGTCCTGACGGTTATTATTGCTGGTGAAACATCCCCCAAGGCTTTATGGGCTGCTGTAGTGGCTGCCTTTTTGCCTCCTGTTGTTCGCTGGCTTAACCCAAACGACGCTGCTTTCGGAAGGAGCAAATAATGGCTGCTAAACCTAAATCCGCACTTGATGATATTGCTAAATTCCTTGCAAAAAAAGGAGTTAAGTTAAGTAAAAAAGAAGTCCTAGACATGAAGCGTTACGCCCGTGGTAGCGGGCGTGCTGACTATCTTGAAAGAAATCCTAGTAAAATTGTAAAACCTAAGACGGCTGCACAGAAAAAAGTTTCTTCCAGATTGGAAGGAATTGAGGACCGCCGACAGGACAAGGGTGCCCGTATGTACGGGGACAGTAATGGTCCTATGGAATATTTCCTTAGCGACAAATACCTAACAAGAGATTCTAAAAAGAAATTTAATCAGGCTTTTATGGCTGAACAAAAAATGGGTGCTGGAAATGCTAGAAAAATACAAAAAACTCTTGGTACGGCAGTAAAAAAATCACCAGTTAAAAAGACACCTGTTAAAAAGACTGCACCAAAGAAGAAGTAATTATGGCTCGTAAACCACAGTCCGAACAACTATCAACATACCGAGAACATCTTAACGCCTCCAAAAAGTGGCGCAAAGATGAAGGGTACGACGCTACATGGAAGCGTCTAATTGATATTTACAAAGGTAAACACTATGACCATTATAGTGACGAGGACAGAATGTTGATTAACATTTCGTTCTCCACTATTAATGTTATTGCTCCTGCTGTGGCTATTAACTACCCTAAGATTACTGTCAACGCTACAAAGCCCGACAACGCACCTAATGCGGTTGTTGCTGAGGCTGTTGTTAACTACTGGTGGAGATACCGCAGTATCCGTGAGGAGTTTCGCCGTTCGGTTAAAGACCTGCTTATCTGTGGGCATGGCTGGATTAAAACTGGTTACCGTTTTGTTGAGGAGGCTTCAATTGGTGAAGATACTGAAAGTGATTACAATGACAATGTTGCTGGTGGTGAATCTACTAGTAATTCTGTCATAACGGTTGACTCCCCGTTTGCAGAACGGGTGTCAGTGTTTGATGTGTTTATAGACTCTGATGCTACATCTATGCATGATGCTAAGTGGATTGCTCAACGCATCCGTCGTCCTCTTGCTGAGGTGAAGTCGGATAAACGGTACAATAAGACTGCTCGTGAAGAAGTTACTATTATGGCTGTTAGTCGTTATAGTGAGGACCCTAGTCAGCGTAAGGTTTATGACAAGAATTATGGTTATGCAGAAATTTGGGAATATTATGACATCCGTAATAAAACGATGTCGGTTTTTAGTGACGGTGGTGAATCGTTCCTTATTAAACCAACTAAGATGCCTTATGCTTTTGGACATCCTTTTGTTATGCTTCGGAATTATGATGTGCCTGATGTTTTTTACCCCATTGGCGACCTAGAGCAGATTGAACCATTGCAGCGTGAGTTGAATGAAACCCGTTCACAGATGATGAATCATCGTAAACGGTTTGCACGCAAGTACCTCTATAAGGAATCAGCGTTTGACCAGTTTGGTCGTAGCGCCCTTGAATCTGATGAGGACAATGTTATGGTCCCTGTGGTTTCTGATGAGCCACTCGGCAATGTTGTCTCCGCATTCCCTGCCATAATTAGTCCTCCTGAGTTTTATAACCAGTCGGAAATGATTACTAACGACATTAACCGTATTACTGGTTTGCCTGAGTTTATGAACGGCGGAATCCCTGAGATTCGCCGTACTGCTACAGAAATTTCGGCTGTTGCCGATGCTGCTAATGCTCGGACAGCAGACAAGTTGGCTATTGTTGAGATGGCTATTTCTGAGGTTGCTCGCCGTATGGTTATGCTTGCTCAGCAGTATATGACTGGTGAGCAGGTTGCTCGTCTTGTTGGTAAAGATGGTGAACCGTTTTGGGTTACTTTTGACCGTGAGTATCTTGAGGGTGAGTTTGACTTTGAAGTAGTGGGTGGCTCTACGCAACCCCACAATGAGTCGCAACGCCGTCAACAGACTCTGCAACTTGTTGATGCTTTGGCTCCGTTTGCTGGTGCTGGTATTGTTAACATGCAGGAACTTGCTTCTTATGTGTTGCAATTTGGTTTCAACATTAAGAACCCAGAGAAGTTTGTCCAAGCAGCACCACAACCACCTGAGATGGGTGGTATGCCACCTCAGGGTGGTCCAATGCCCCCAGAGGGGGCAGGGGCACCACCGCAGGGTTTAACTCCTGAGATGATGGCACAGTTGCAGCAGATGCAGGGACAACCTCCACAGTAGGGAACAGCCTTGCCATATGTAGAGCAACCATTATAGGACTCTAGGAGAAAATATAATGAACGATGAGTTCGTAACCGAATCTGATGTAGAACCCGTAGGGTCACCTAGTTCCAGTGAGGTAAGTCAAGTTGATGATAGTCCATCTTTAGACATTGCAGAATATTCTAATCATAGAGTACCTGTTAAGTTTGATGGAGAAGAACTGAATGTTCCACTTTCTGAGGCTATTGCTGGTTATCAACGGCAAGCAGATTACACACGCAAAACGCAAGAGTTAGCAACCCAAAGGCAATCTTTGGAATTTGCAAATTCTTTGCAGACAGCACTTGATAGGGACCCCGCTGCAACGATTGAGTTGTTGAGTCGCCATTATGGCATCTCAAATTCTCAGGCACAGCAGTTGGTTGAAGATTCATATGATGAAGATTTAGACCCTAGTGAGCGTAGAATCCGTGAACTAGACCAGCGTATTGCGCAGTTTGAAGAATACCAGTCTCAGCAGCAGATTGAAAAAGAGATTTCTCGCCTTCAATCTACCTATCCCGATTTTGACACTAATGAGGTTGTTCAATCCGCTTTGCGGAGTAACACAACCGATTTGGAAGCAGTTTATAAGCAACTGGCTTTTGATAAATTTAATAAGCAAAGACAACTAGAAGCACAAGCGTCTGAGTTACAAAAGCAGAAGGAATCTTCTGTTGTTGAGGCTAAGCGTGAAGCGGCTGTTGTTTCTGGTGGTAGTTCCGCTACGGCAAGTACCACCAATAGCACTTTTGAATCTATCTCTAGTATTTCAGATGCTTGGGCAGCAGCCAAAAACCAACTAAACACAAATTTTTAATATCTAGGAGATAATAATATGCCAGGAAATAGCAACTTTGATGCAATCCTTTCAACAACACTTGCAAACTATCGCAATCAGTTGACAGACAATGTGTTCTCGGCTCGTCCGTTGACACAACACCTTATGACCAATGGTCGTATCCGCATGATTAATGGTGGTACGAAAATTGTTGAACCGCTTATCTACGGAGAAAGCAGCACTGTAAAGCCATACTCTGGTTATGACACAATTGACCTTACCCCACAAACAGGCATCTCGGCTGCTGAATACGACTGGAAGCAGTATGCTGCTTCTATCGCAATCAGCGGTATTGAAGAAGCAAAGAACAATGGCGAGCAGGAAGTTATTAACTTGCTGGAAGCCAAAATCATGCAGGCTGAAGAATCCATGCGTGAAGGTTTCAACCGTATGTTCTTTGGTAACGGTACCGACACTCTTGGTGCTGGTGGAACTGACTCAGGTAAGTCTTGGAATGGTCTTGGAAACTTGATTGAATCAGGCAACACTGTTGGCGGTATCAACTCAGCAACTGGTCAGGACAACAACTGGTGGCGTTCATATGAGGAAAACACCGCTGGTGCTTTGACTCTTGCACAAATGGCTACTGCGTATAACTCAGTATCTGTTGGTAATGACCATCCTGACCTTGTTCTTACTACTCAGACTTTGTTTGAAAAGTATGAATCATTGCTTCAGCCTCAGGTTCGTTACACCGACACTGACAAGCAGAACTCTGGATTCCAGAACTTGTTGTTCAAGAATGCCCCTGTAATGTACGATGCACACGCACCTGCTGGAAACATGTTCTTCCTTAACAGTAAGTACATCACCCTTGTAGGTCACTCAGGTAAGTGGTTCTCAAATACGAACTTTGTTCGTCCTGAGAACATGGATGCCCGTTACGCACTCATCATGTGCTACGGTAACCTCACAATCCGTAACCGTGCTAAGCAAGGTAAGTTGACCGCTAAGACCGCTTAATTCGGGATTAGAACAAAACTGGTAATGGTGGGGAGTGGAGCAATCCCTCCCCACCTTTCATTTATTTAAGGATATATTATGGCTGCAAAAAGAAAACCAGCAATTGGTCTGGGACCAATTAAGGATGATTTGGCTAAGATGCTTGTAAAGGCACTTTCTGGCGCTGCTGGGTCAAGCAAGAAATCACAGGCTAATCGTGTTGTTTCTAAGATTACAAAGAAGAACACTTCTACTGGTATGGGAATTAGAAGCAAGGCTGGCAAAATTGAAGGACAGTTTGCTCGTTCTCGTGTTGCTAAGGCTGAAAGGGCTAAGACAACGGCGATGGCTAACAAGTTTGGTCGTTCACAGTCTGGTAAGGGTTTAAAGTGGGATGGTTCCCCAACTGAAGGCACTAAGGCTTATAAGGCTGGTCAGTCTAAGGCACAGCGTGATTTGGCTACAAAGACAGCCAAGGAAACTATGGTTAAGAAAAATACCAAGGTTATGAATAAGATTGATGTTGAAACGGCTCGTGGTACTGGTCGGACTGTTAGTCCTACGACTGGTAAGGTTCGTTATGTTCCTAAGGGTCGTGCTGCTGAGGGTCGTTCTCGTGCTGGTGCTATGGGGTCTGGTGTTGGCAAGCGTAATGCTGAGGCTGCTAAGGTGCAGGCGAAGTTGGTTGCTAATGTAGATAGTGCTAAGACTCCTGCGGGTAAAGTTGCTGCTCGTCGTGTGTTGCGTGAACATCGTGGCAAGTACGGAAACTTTGGAAAGTAATGCCTCCTAAGAAACCACAAGATTTGAAAGACATTATTAATGCAGCGAGTAAGTTGTTTAATAAACCTGCCCCTCGTGGCGCTTCAGCAGTGGCTTCTGCCAAGTTAAGTCAAGCGCAAAATGTGAGTAACAAGTCCACGCAGGCTATTTCTAAAGGTGGAAATAAAGCCGTAAAGACAACTACTAATGTCGTAAAATCCCAACTTGGTGACCCAAGTAAAGGTTATAAAGATGTGGTAGGTAAAACTGGTGCTTGGCTTATCCCTTATGGTAAAGGTTTTAAAGTTGTAAACTCAGCCGTTAAAGGTGCTAAGTATTATAAATCAGCAAAACTTGCTCGTGGTGTAGTTAAGGGCGGGATGCTTCTTAGTGGTTCTGCGGTTTTGGATAAAGCAGTTAAATCTGCTCCTAGTGTAAAGAAAAAATAATTATGGCTAAGAAACCAAATATAAATTTTGGGGATGACCTTTTAAAGCAAATTCTTAAAATGGCTAATATAAAAACCACAAGAGAATTAAAGGTTAAGGCTGCTCGTGGTATTTCCATGGGTAAGTCTAAGTTTCCTAAAGAAACACCCAAGCCCCTTCCTAAGCCAACTAGACCTATGGTTGTTAAACCTGCAAAACCTAAGGGTGTCGGCAAAATTGCTGCTGTAAAGCCTGAACGCCCTAAGTATAATTATGTGCCTAAGGGTAAGAAGATGGCTCAGACTACTTCGGAGCAGGCTGCTGCTGAACGGATGGCTAACAAACGACTTCGTATGGCTGGAGATACTCCATCCAAGCCGAAGTCGGCTGGTTCTGCTAAACCTGTTGATGTCCGTGGGTCCATTGTTAAACCTCCTGATAAGGCATCTATGCGTCCTGTAAAGCCTTCTAAGGGGTCGTATGAGGGTGATAAGATGCGTGGACAAGCCAAAGACGATGCGGCTCGCATTGGTCGTGGGCAAAAACCACCTAAGCGTCCTAAGCCCCCTACTGCTGGCACTACGGCTAAGAAGCCTGCTGGTCCTAAAACACCTAAGGGTGGGGCTGGAGCCAAACGGAAACCTGCCGAGGCTGGTGCTTTTCCTCCTATGACTACTAAGCAAAAGCGTACTCTCAAGATACAGTCTGATGTTGATAAGATTCAAGACCGCATTGCTAATGCTAAAACACCTAAACAAAAGCGTAATGCTGAGTTGTTGTTAAGAAATAGGATTCTTGAGGCTGCTTCTAAAAGCCGAAGTGGTTATGGAAAGTACAGCGGTACTCGCCCTATTTCTGACCGTTAGTAGAACAAAGACCCTATTAGTATGAGTATTTCTGGTTCTGTTCCTGTCCACGCAATGTATGGTGTTCCTGTGTCTAATCAGCGTCCTGCGTACCAAACCGAAGGGTCCCAGTTGGCTAACCCTTCTGCCCCTTATTTGGGTAGGGGTAACAAGTGTTCTGCGAAGGAGGACACTTGTGAGGGGATGCGTGTGAAGAACGAAACATTATGTATGGGTCATTTGCGTTCTTCTAAAAAGGCGGTAATCGATGGCGTATAGGTCTTTAACTGCTGCTGATATTCGTCAGGCTGTTCGTGACATTACGGATTTAGATGCTGTTGACTTGTCTGATTCTATTCTTAATCTTTATATTCGTGATGGGTATTATCGTATTTTGGATACTGAAAAGCGTTGGGCATTTTTGGAGTATTCTTTTAATTTTAATACTCAAAATGGTGTTCGTGAGTACAAGTTGGCTGAAATCACTGATGAACCTATGGGGCAGATTTCCAGTATTGTAGATAACCGTGGTACTGGTTATCGTCTTGACATGATTGGTTTTGACATGGCTGAGGGCACATATATCGGGTCATACGATACTTCGTCTGACCCGTTGTTTTATGCTGTGTGGGCTGGAAGTATTCATTTGTATCCTAAGCCTAATAATGCTCGGACATTGGTGTGCCGTGGTTATCGTGAACCTTATGATTGGCAAACTGAGGGTGGAGATGTTGATGCTATTCCTAGTTTGCATTTCCCTCTTGTTTATTATGCGTGCAGTCGTGTGTATCAACAGTTGGAAGATTCTGCTATGGCTCAAATGTATAAGGGCGCTTTTGATGAGGGTGTTGCTTTGGCTGTTAAGAACTCTACTACTCCTAATAGCCATAATCCTCTTATTTTAACTCATGGTCAAACCACTGGTCGCCCTACATATAAGGGTTGGATTCAAGGCTTGGGTAGCAATCGTTCTAACTGGGGTCTGTAATGTCTAATATACAGATTTTTGAGCAGAAGGATTTTACTGGTGGTTTGAATTTGCGTTCGGACCAGTATCAGTTGGCTAATAATGAGTCTCCTGAAATGTTTAATGTTGAAGTTGACCCTCGTGGTGGTGTTTTTAGTCGTGGTGGAATGCAACGCATTAACACCACAAATGTTTCTGGTACTTGGGCACCTCATCGTTTGTTTGCTTTTTATGGTGAAACAAATAGGTTGGTTTTAAATAACAACAATAAAATTTCTTATTTAAATGGTGCTGTTTTTACTAATATACAAGATTCAAGTTCTGTTGATATTGTTACTAGCAACGAAAATGGTGTTGGTTGTGCTAGTTGGGGTTCTTTGCTTTACATGGTTTGTGGTGTTGCTGGAACTGCTGCTACTGCTGGATATTACTGGACTGGCACTGGTACTGCTACGACTTTAACTGCTTCTGGTACTTCACCTAACCCTTGGCAAACTTCTGCGTCACCTACACACTATAAAATTCCACAGGCTGAATATATTGCTGAACATGCAAACCGCATGTTTGTTGCACATACAGTTGAATCGGGTGAGAACCACCCTAATAGACTTAGATGGTCTATTGCTGATTATCCTAATAATTGGCAATTGGCTGATTATATTGATATTGAAGGTGGCGGGTCGCACATAACAGGTATTTGTGTTGTTAATGGTGGACTTGTTATTTTTAAAGAATATGCCATTTATTATCTTTATGGTTATGATACTTCAGATTTTAAAGTTGTTCAAATATCTAACGATATTGGATGTTACAGTCCCAGTTCTTTTGCGGTGACACAACAGGGTGTTTTCTTTTACTCTAATCGTAAAGGTGTGTACTTGTTTGATGGTACTAATTTGCAAAACATATTTGAACCGTTGCGTCCTGCTTATGACCTTGGATATATAAATACTGGTTTACCTGAAAAGGTTTCTCTTAGTTGGATGGGTCGTCGTCTTTGGGTGTCTCTGCCTTATGATTCTTCTAGCAATGTCGCTATCAGGGAAACAATTAATTTAGTGTATGACCCATCTATGGGTTCATACACAATGTTTTCTACTGCTGATGGTTATGGTGTTCGTGGTGGTGTGGATTTTAGAACTTCAGCAGGTGACGAAATAAGAGTTGCTATTCATCCAAATGTCCCGTGTGTTCTTGAAGTGGACAAATATGATTTGTATTTTGACTATATAAATGTTGATGGAACTATTTCTGGTTTTAGCACTGTGTACCGCACAAAATGGTTTGATGGTGGTTCTTATTTGCAGCGTAAAATGTTTCGTCGTCCTGATTTGGTTATGCGTGAAACTGAAGCAAATCAAACTGTTAATGTTAAAGTTTTTCACGACTATCAGGAGGCTGTTGGTTCTCAAAAAAGAGAATTTGATATAAGTCTTTTAAGTACATCTATTGGATTGATTTGGGATACAAACAATTGGACTTTGGAAGGTGCTGGTGAGGACCAGTATTCTTCTGTTTGGTCTAATGATATTTTGGGTGGAAGCATCCAAAAATTACAAAATCTAGGTCTTGCTAAAACCGTTCAGTTGCGTTTTAGTGGTGAACAAAAAAAACCTTGGGGTTTTAATAGTATTGGTTATAAGTGGGTTCCACGAAGGGTAAAGGGTTAAAATGGCAACAGTTTCAGGATTAAACACTTTCAGTGCTGGTACACCAGCAAAAGCAAGTGAAGTTAACACTAACTTTAATGTTATAAAAACATTTGTTGAAGGTTTATCAACAGCAGCAAACATAGATGGCGGTGCTATTACCAATAGCAAACTAGGACCATCGGCTGTCACATCAGATAAAATTAGCAACAACACCATCGTTTATGACGATTTGGCTGTTGCCTTGCAAAGGTTTCTTGTCCCTGTAGGAACTATCAGTGCTTACGCTGGTGTTTCTGCACCTGCTGGTTGGCTTCTTTGTAATGGTAATGCGTTCAGTTCGGCAACCTACCCATCTCTTTATTCAGTCCTACAAAATGTCGCAGTAACACCAAACCTTATAGGCAAATTCCCTATGGGTAAAACTGGTTCTGGCACAGGTAGCACACTGCTCGGTACGGGCGGTACCGTCACCCCTGATGAAACACAACTACCTTCTCACGCTCACAGTGCTGGAACCTTAGCAGCGGTTGCTGTTGGTAACCACGGTCATACTGGTGGAACAGATTATGCAGGAGAACATAATCACACATATACCCAAACAACTGTTTCACAAAGAACAGTATTTAACGCCGCAGACCAGATAGACGATGTTGTTCTGGCAACCGCTGTGTCAAACACATCAACTGTTGGAACTCACTTCCATCTTATTGGTCAAGACGGGGCGCATGGTCATACAATTTCTGGTGCTACCGCCACTAAGGGTTCAGGGGTTGAGTTCTACCAGCCGTTCGTCGCCGTTAACTACATCATTAAGCACGATTAATTATGGCTTGGAATCCAAACACACTGGGCTTGTTGTCCACGCAATATAACGGTAAAGCAATGATTGATTTGCTTCAATCATTGATTCGTGAACTTGCAAAAATGCAGCAAGAAATTGACCAATTAAAGAAGGTAAAATAATGGCTGACCCATCTGCTTTTTATGGTGATTTTGGTGTTGCAGAAGCAGCAGCACGACGCAAGCGTGCAGCCTCCAGTGTTGCCAACACACAAGCCGCTGCTCTTGGACAGTTGCGTGGTACACGCAACATTGCTGATTTAAACAAAAAATACACTGAAGGTTTTCAACCATTGATTTCTAGTTTTGGTCGCCGTGGTTTTGGCGGACCAAACATTAAGTCAGGCATTCGTACTGCTGGACTTGAAAAATATGCCGCTAATTTGCAATCCGAATTGGGTCGTGAAACTGAAAATATGAATGGTTCTTTACAGGATGCGCAAACAGCCGAGGCTGTAGCGCAAAGTGAATTGGAAGATTATATTGCAAAACTACGCCTGCAACAGCAGGGTAGTGTTTTATCTACGGCTGTTGATATTAAGTCACAGCAGAGTTACTAGGAGTTATTATGGCACGAGCAAAATGGAATCCAAAAACAGGTCGGTTTGAAACATCATCAGGCGTGGACAACCCGCCGAATGGTTTTGCACCTGCTGGTACACAGTATGTGGATGTTGTTACTGGTCAAACTAAAATTGCTGGTGGTGGTGGCGCACCTGATGTTGTTGTAGGTAATGCTAGTCCTACAACTACTGGCGCACCTAAAGCAACAACTACTAGTGTTCCTAAACCTAAGACGAATACCAAGGGTGGTTCTACTACTTCAACTACTGTGGCTCCTAATGCTGGGGCAAACACCCCTCCTAAACCTGTTGGTAGTACACCAACCCGTGGCGGTCAGGGTGGTGTGGCACCAACTGCTCAACAGACTCAAGCGTTGCGTACTGGACCTACTGCTACTAGTGCTGTAAATACGGCGTTGGAAGAACCAGCCGATTCTAATGATGCCCTTCTTGCGTTTTTGAAATCACAAGCGGCTATTGCTGGTAGTGGCGGTACTAAAACACCTACGGCTGCTGAGTTGGCTGCTAAGTATCAGGCTAATATTAATGCGGCAAACATGCAAGAACAGGCTGGTGCAACAGCACAAACACAATATAACACCTTGGGTCAATCGGCTTATGATGAGGCTGTTAAGGCTTTTACTCCTAAGTTTGCTGGGCAAACAACGGATGTAAACAAATATTATGATGACCAAACAACAGCAGCAACAACTAATTATGATGCGCAACTTGCTGCCATGCAGAAGTATTATACTCAGCAAGGGGCACAAGCAGGTAAAACCATTAGTGATGCGGGTGCTAGTTTTCTTGCTGGATTGCCTGATGCGACTGCTTTTGCTAATGCACAGGTTGCTAATCTTCCTCAAGCCCAACAGGGGTTGGGTGACGCTTTGGCTGCCTATGGTGCCACAGGTAATGAGGCTAAAGGTGTGTCCTCGCAAGATGCGGCTTATATTGACGCTATAGCGAAGATGCAATCAAGTGCTAATGCACAACTCAGTTCTGCCGATAAGGCTTATATGGCTTCTTTGAGAACTGCTGGTATGGGCGCCAACACTGCTGCACAGCAGGCGTTGGCTGGAAACATTGCTGGTTTACAGGCTCAGGACACTTCAGGTATTAACACGGCTCGCCGTGGTGAAATGGCGGATATTAGTTCTGCTCGCCGTGGCGAACTTGGTAATATTAATCAAAGTAAACTTGGTGCTACTTCTGATGCTGAGTCTTTGCGTCAGTCTTATATTTCTAAGGGCATTGATGCTTTAATGTCTGGTAAGCAAACTGCTGCCGAAACCAAAGCACAAGCAGCAGGTGAATATGGTGTTCCTAAGAAGGCTAAGACAGCAAACAAACCAGTTCAGATTATTAAAAAACCAGAAAACCTTGCTAAAGCACCTGCAAAACCGACCAAAGGTCAGGTTTGGAAGAACGGTCCTCAGGGTAAAAACTGGACTTGGAATGGTAAGAACTGGACCGCTAAATAGAACATTTAGTGTATATATAGAGGTTTATTATGGCTACAGACAAAGATATTATTAATTACCTCCTTGGCGGTGGCGACTATAAATCTATTAGTAAGAAGGTTTCACAGGGGCAATTGATTGCTGCTTTGTTGAAAAATCCTCAAGCAATATCTAAGTTGCAAGAAATGGGAACCAAAAAGGCTTCCCCACTCGCAAAGTTTAATCCTGATGAATTGTACGACACGAGTGCAGCGTCTAACGATGTTGAGTTGCGTTATGACATGATGGACCCTAAATATAGAAACTTGACCCAATCTTGGTTTGATTATGTCCGTGCTTCGGGTGGTAATGCTGCTGAAATTGCTGCATATAAAAACTCTCTTACTAATCCTAAAACACGGGCAGCCAAGGCTGCCGAGTTTGGTTTAGACGAAAATAGTTACACACAAACTATTGCTCAACTTGACAAAGATGTTAAGCCTTTTATGAGTGCTGAAACACAACGCCAAAAATCCAACATGAGTGCGTTCTATAAAAAGCGTAAAGATGCAGGAATTACTGGCATTAGTGAAGATACTGGAAACATTACTGACCAGTACCTTACTGAAACAACGGGTATTGCTGGTTTGGCTGGGATTCCTACAACCATTGAAGCATTGGCTAAACAGAAGGCTGCTAAATATGCTGAAGGCTTTAAAGGCGCTACTACAGTCAGCGGTAAAAGTGTTGACAGTTTGGTTAAAGAATTTGAACAACAGTTCGTTGCTGGTGCTAAGAAAAAGAAAATAAACCCTCTTAAATATTCTGCTACTGATTTAATAAAAAGAAACCTAGGAAAATAATGGCTGTTGTCCGTTCACCTTTTAGTAACACCACACCTCCTAAACCCAACGAACCTGATAACAAGTTCGCTGCGTCTAAGAAGCGTGGTGCCGCTATTCGTGCAAGTATTGACTTAACTAGTACACCTATTGCCAACAGTGCGGGGACAAAGACGAGTAAATCTCAGGAGCAGTTGAAGTTGGATTCTGCTTATTCTAATGCGTTGGCTAAGATTTCTTCTAGCCCTATGACTGATTCGCAGAAGAAGTCAACTATTAAGCAGTTGGATAAAACTTATCTTGAGGGTGGAAAGCCTAAGGCTCCTAGTAGTGGTTTTAGTGTTTTGGGTGCTGTTGGTGGTGCTGCTAGTACTGTTTTGAGTGCACCATTAAAAGGTATTATTAAGGCTGTTGATGCTACTCAGACTGTTTCTCGTTTTGCCCAGTCGGGTCTTAAAGAACTTGGCGACATGGGTGCTATGTATATGGACTCTGGTAATGTTTATCGCAAACAAAATGGCGCTAGGGCTTCTTGGTCTGAGTTTGTATCGCAGGGTAAAGATAAAAATTTTCGTTTAGCACCTCAGACTGGTGTTAAGTGGCTTGATACCACTATTGATTTTGCTGTTGACATGGCTTTGGACCCAACTACTTATGTTGGTGTCGGCGCAGTTGGAATGATTGGTAAGGCTGGGCGTACTGAACTTGCTATAAAGTTTGGTACTGAAAGTATGATTGCTAAGCATCCTCAACTTATTGGTAAGTTTGATGACATTATGCGTTATGGTGCAGCAGCAATTCCAAAGGAAGTGCGTGCTGCTGAAAGCGTTAAGTATGGTGTTCGTTTTATGGGGGAAGTTGTTCCTAAAACTGAAACTGTTGCTAACTTAATCAGTGGTAAGCGTGGTGTGGGTACATTGTTGCGTGGTGGTGTCGGGGACATGATTGGTCGTGCTGGTTTAACTAACGCTCGTATTTTGGTTGCTCCTTCTAGTCGTGCTGGTTTAATTGCTAAAGAAATTGGTCGCAACAGAGGTGTTGCTGACCAAGTTGTTCTTGAAGAAATATCTCACTACACATCAGCACGGGCTGCCAAAGGTTTTAAAGCAGCATTTTATCGCAGTAGTCTTAATAATGTTAATCCTATTGTTAAAGAGATTCGTGATGCTGGTAACGAAGTAGGTGCGGAAGTGTTGCGTCTTATTGAGGACCCTGTTTTGCGTGCGTCTGCTAGTCCTCAAAAAAGAAAATGGGCTGAGGACATTATTGAATGGCAAAATGGCAAGTTTGGTCGTGGTGGTGTTAACGATATTTTTAATAAATTCAATCTTCAATATGGTGGACGAATTAAAGAAGTTGGAATGGTTGATGATTATGTTCATCACCGCATGACTGAAGATGCTTTAAAAATTGCTTACGGTGAAAAAAGCGACTTTAGAACATTCTTTAAAGATATTGATTTGGCTTCTGCCGAATTAGGTTCTAATTCTGGCGCAGCCCTGCATCGTAAATACCGCAAGGGTGAGAAGTTCATGGAAGAAGAACTTCAAACTGGAAGCATTGACGAAATTAATAAGATTTTTAGAAACAAAACTAAAGCAGATGTTGACTTTTTTGAGACAGACATTGGTGCGGTTCTTGACGGTTACGCATACAGCATGGCTAATGCTCGTGGGCGTGAAGCGTATGTTCGTCGTTTGATGGATTTTGGTCCTGACTTTGCAAAAGTTATAGACCAGAAACTTGTACCAGACCCTAAGTTGGTTGCTAGTCTTTCAGCATCACATGCTTCTATTAAGGGTTTACGCCGTGACATTGTAACGGCAGTAAACAAGGGTGCGTATAATGCTAAAGCAACGGCAGCGGATACTGTTAAATGGGCACAGAAAATTATGGATAGTAACGCTGCCAAGGTTGGTGTCATTGATAAAGATGTCGCGGTTGTCCAAGCAAAGATTGCTGTTATTGAAAAGCAGTTGGCTGATGGTTTTGAGTTGGCTACACAGCGTGGACATGAGGCACGAGGAGCGTTCCTTCATGTTCACCAGTCCTTAATAGATGAGATTCAAACCTTGAAGCATTCTATTTCAAATGGCGAAATGTATCAACAGGCTGCTTACACAAAGTTGCGTGAACTTTATGTTCAGATGTATCCAGATGCACGGCGCATACCTAAAAATGTGGACACACTAATTGACCGCATTGGTCGTGACGCAGGAATGACACCTAGCAATACCGCTGAAGTTCGCACACTGCAAGCAAGACTTAAAACATTGCAGGGACAGATTGCTGAAACCCCTCCTGATGCTGGTCAAGTTCTTAATGATTTACTTGACACAGAAACGGCGTTGGTGGAACAGTTAGACGGTTTTGCGGCGTTGGGTGAGGTTCGTTATGCTGCTGACTATTCAGAGGATGGTTTTCTTTATGGAACCTATGATGATTTGGTTGCTCGTCCTTTTGACCCTAATGCTGACCCACTTGGTCGTGTAATTTCTACACGCCCAATGGTTGCGGGTAACGCTGATATGACTACAGATGAAATGTCTGCTATTCAGAATGCGTTTATGCAGGATGGTCGTTCTGTCGGCGCACACGCTATCCCTACTGATTCTATGCATGACATGCGTAAGCCAGAACATTATTATGATTTCTGGGACCCTGCTGGTGGTGTTGGTGAAGCAACTGGTTTTGCTTTGCGACAGTCAGGGATTGACCCTGACGGTGTGTTTGTTGATTCGTGGAACGAAATGCTTCAGTCAGGTCAGATTGACCCAATGTTTGAACAGGTTTATCCTGCTTTGTCGGAACTGCAAGCCACCATTGCTGGTTTGAGTTCCCAAAAGTTTGAGTTGGGTGTTGTCGCTGATGATTTCCTTAATGAGTCATTTGATGTTGTTCGTCAAAACTTTAAAGACGCAGCGGCTGAACTTGGTTTAGAAAACTCTGATTATGTTGGCGACCAAATGATGCAGGACTTTATGCGGGCTATGGTTGAAGAAGGAATGGGCGCAACAGGCAAACCCCTGTTGCTTCCATCAGGTGTGCTATATGGCTTGGACAACCCGTTGGCTGATGGTGCTTATTCAATTATGCTTCCTGATGGATTTTCTTATTCTAAGCAGTATGGTAAAGATGCGGTAGATGCTAGTCTTGTTGATGGTACTACTTCTCCTGTGTTTCGCACTACTGACGAGTTAATGCAGTCGGTTGCTAATTCTGATTATGTCTCTGCTTCTCTTGGGGCTATTGAAAAGTTGGATGCTATTACAACTGAGGGCAGAATGTTGCAGGATGCTTTAACTATGAGGGATGCTGCACAGACGCAGGTTCGTAGTGTTGCTGGGAAAATGGGTGTTGTTAAGCGTGAGGCTTCTCGTCGTATGAAAGAGGCTGATAGGGCTTGGAAAGATTATGAGGCTTTTAAAACTGTTACCATTCCCTATCGTGGTAAAAAGATTGAAGTTACTCGTGAGAAGGCTATTTCTATTCTTAACGAGAAAGAAACCAAGATTAATAATCTTGTTGCTGACCTAGAGGTTCGTATTGGTAATATTGGTGCTGGTGATGCTGAGAAATTGCGTATTCGTAAATTGGTTCAGGAAGAACGATTGAGTACTTTGCTGGACCAGCGTAAGGTGTTGGAAAACTGGGGTGAGAACACTGGTGCAGCCCTACAGGCTGACATTGACCTTGTGCGTCAGGCTATCGCTACGGATGCACCTGATGGTGCCGCTGGTACCTCTGCCCGTAAGTGGGCTGACAAGGTTCGTGACACGATGAACAACATTCCCAAGATGGGCGACACGCCCGAAGCAAGGGCTTGGGAGCGTGTTGTTACACAGTTACATGCCGATGAGGCACAGTTGGCTTTGTTGGATTCAACATTAATTCCTATGGCTGATAACGAACTTGCTTTAGCAATGAGTGGTGCTATTGGTGGAATATTAAAGGATGATTTTACTCAGGGTTGGAAGGCTTTGGGTGATGGTCTTGGTATTGAAGTGCCACCAGATTTTTATGATATTGCTCGTCCACAAATTGACAAGTTAAAAACTAGAGCAAATCAAAATGCGCTGCGTGACTCTGTTATGAAATATCATCAGTTCTTTAAAGTTTATGCAACGATGAGTGTTGGGTTTATAACTCGTAATGCTATTTCTTCAACATTTATGAACTATGTTGCTGGTGTTGGTGTGGATAACATCGGTGAAGGTGTGAAGGCTATGGGGTTCTTGGCTAAACATGGACCTGAAAAATGGTTGGATGAACTTGGCATTGTTGAACCTGCAATGCGTGAAATTTATGAATCAGCACTTCGGGCTGTTGATGCTACGGGTCGTGGGTTGCAAAGCGAAATCGCTACGCAACCTTTACTTAAAGGCAGCCGTGCTTCTAAAATCTATAATAAGACAATGGATAACTGGTTCACTCGTACCGCAGGTAAGGGTAACGATTTCACGGAGAGAGCAGCACGGTTCCCTATGGCTTTAGACACATTAAAGCGTGGGTTGTCTTATGATGAGGCTATCTATCGTGTGACTCGTTACCATTTTGATTATAGCGATTTGTCCAAGTTAGATGAAGTAGCCAAGAAGTTTGTTCCGTTTTGGATTTGGACTACACGCAACATCCCACTACAAATGACTGAACAGATTTACCGCCCGAAGGCGTACATGCAGTATCAGAACATTAAGGATAGGAACCCTGTTAGTTCTGATGTGATTATGCCTGAATGGTTAAAGGAAAAGGGTCCTATGGGTCTGGCTGGTAAATGGCTTCTTACTCCTGACCTGCCAATGACTCGCCTGCAACAGCAGGCAGAGGCATTTGCTAGTCCAACTAAACTAATTGGTCAAATGTATCCTACATATAAGTTGCCTTTTGAAATGATTGCCCGTAAACAAATGTCTAACGGGGTTCCATTTACAGACAAATATGACGAGGCTAAAGGCTTGGACAGGTTGATAGCAGAAATAAGCAAGAAGGTGTTAGGCGATACGGGGCTTCCGTTTAGTCAGGGACCTCTTGCTCGTGTCAATGCTGATGGCAAAACAGAACTTGACCCGTTTGTTTCTTACGGTATTGGTAACGCTATTCCTACTATCGCTAAGATTCAGCGTCTTGCTGGTGGGCTTCTTGGTGGTAAACCAACTTATCAGGAACGAACAGCCAGTTCATGGTTGAGTGAGTTTGGTGTTCCTGTGCGTGAAGTAGGTGAGCGTGAGGAGCGTGGAACCATAATTGGAAAACAGTTTGATACCGCTGATTTGCTTAAAGAACTTGCCCGTAGAGGGCTTATTGAAAAGGGTAACTAATGACCGTTAATAAAACAGATGAATATAATTGGCAGAAATCAAACAAGGTTGACAAGGTTCGTTTTGGGGGAAAGGCTAGTCCTAATGTTGAGGCATACAAGGACCATTTGTTGAAGCGTTATGGCGGTACTAGTGTTGGTATTGTAAATAAGCGTGAGGTTCGTGGTGGCGGTTCATTGTCCACGCATTATTTTGGGGCTGCGATTGATTGGCGTTACCCAACACGGGCTGCTGGTAAAAGGGCTATGAAGGAATTTGTTGACAATTCTGCACAGTACGGTGTGCAGATGATTGTGGATTATGTCGGTTGTGTAATCTGGACTCCAAAGCGTGGCTGGCACAAAGCAGAGCCTAACTCTCACGGCATGGGGCAGGCATGGGCTGCTTGGTTGCATATTGAAACTACCAAAACAGCATGGGCAAAAAATACCCCTTTGGCTAATCGTCTGCCTGTAGTTGCTCCATAATAGATTCCACAATATAACTGTAGTTGTGCATCCATGATTTAATGGCGGCTCTGTCGCCCATTAAACCTTCCATCCATTCTTCAACCATTTCTTTTGCTGCCAGTTTGGATAAATGAAATTCAACTATATAACCGTTCTCCGAATCTTCCACTGTGCGTGCGAAGATTCGTTCTAGTTCTTCCATGTCGTCAGGATTAAAGCCACTCATCGTTTCTTGCCTTTGGCTTTGGGCTTAGGTTCAGTTGCACGGGCTTTGCTTGTTTTATGTATGTGACAAAGGCATGGACATAAATCGTGTACGGTCTGTGCCCAATTAACCAAGGCTCGTGATACTGTCCCGCAGTGTTCGCAGTCGGGATGGGCACGAGGGAAGTCCATGTTACTGTCCGTCACGCCTACACACATTCTCATATACGGTTAAGGCACGCCAAACCTTTTTCCATGTTTTAATGTCTTTAGGGTTTTCTTCTAGTTGTTGAATTACAAACGCCAGTTCGTGTGCAACGGTTTCCCACATTATGGTTTTAATTTTATGCGCAGCGGGCGTCGGGCGGTCAAGTTCATTTCGGTATGCTTCTGCTTTTTTCTTTGCGTACCACTTGGACTGCTCTGATGGTTTTTCGTACATTATCTATATCACTTAATCTTGCTAATGGAAGTCCGTAAGACTTCGCTTCTTTTGTTAGGGTTGCTAAAAGAATCTCTAATTCTTCTATGTTTGTCATTTTGGGCTTTCTCATTTACTGTTAAATTTTCCTGACGAAGGATGTTCAAGTATTGCTTGTTTCAATTTGTCCATCGCCTGTTGGGTTTTACGCCAAGCGTGAGACTTGGCTTTAATTCCAAGATTGTTCGCTAAGGTTTCGTATGTGTTTTTATCATAAAAAATTTCGTACAACACACGCTGGTCTGCTTCATCTAGGGTTGCTATGCATTCAATCACCATGTCAACCATTTCCCAATTTGTTTCTTCTACTTTTATTTCGTAGGAGAAAGGCATCATTAAAACTTCCCACTCGGTTGAGTGTTGGTTTAATCTTTTTCTTGGGTCATACTTCATTGTCGTATCTCGGATTCGTCATAACATCCATGACCTGCTCAGGTAACAGAAGAAACCCACGAGATGGATTTCCTGACATGCGAGCCATTGTTTGTATTGTTTTGCGATTATAAAGTTCAGGGTTTAACTTCAGGTAGCGTTTAAGTCGGGGGACGCTTACAATTATAAAGGCACCTTCGGCACCGTTTAATGTGTAAACATAAACCCACCACGCAGCCTTTGTAACATTTAATCCTGACTTTTCCCAAACGGCTTTGCCATCTTCGTCTTTGCGAAGTCTAGGATTATGTTCCATCTCCAAGACCATCTTGCCATTACGGTATCTGTCGGTTTTAACTTCAAAAGCACCAGACTCCATTGCAGAGAGGAACTCGGTAACCAACGCCTCACCCTTGTGACCAAACTTGAGGTCGTCATGGAAATTGAATTTTTTCGCTGGAATATCATAATCTGAAAATTTACCTTTGGGTGGTTTCTTAGTTGTGTCGGTCATTTGGTGTCCCTGCATTTTTTACATCGCAAAGATAGGTGGAGGCTTTCGTGATACATGTATTCATACGATGATGAGGGGTTCCATGTTTTACACAAACGGCAAAGAAACTCTTTGCCGTTACTAGCCTTAGCACGAGTGTAGTTATCTGGTTTTTTTTCTGCTTGGACAAGGCTCATTGTTTCCACGCTTCCACATAATGCACTTGCTTATCATCAGCCCATGCAACTCCGTTAAGACCATCCATAAGGGTTTTAATGTAGTTGTCAACATCGCCACGCAACTTGGATTGCGTACCGTCATAATCCAACACTGTTACTTCTGTTTCGGTGCTGGAAAATACGACACGCATTTGTACTGGACCTTCAAAGATTGGTCCGTCAGACATGACCCATGCCCCGTTAATGTTTGCTTCTGCTTCTAAAGTTTTGACGGGTGTGAATACACGCCCTCTGCGTCCTAGTCGTGGGCGACCCTTGGGTGTTGGGCGACCTTCTATGATTATGGTGTGTTGCATGTTACTGCTTTCTAGGTTGTATAAACCCGTTGTACGAGTTTATCAATCTCTAATTCACCATTGGTACGCATGTGGTACTTACCCCAACGCTTGTCCGCTGATGTGATTATGAGTTTGGTTTCACTGGGGTGAAGTCCGCTACGAACAAGTTCGTGAGCCAACCGTGCCAGTGTTCGTGAACGGTCATTGTTAGGCAATGGACCATCACGCCAAATAACATAAGCCAACGGGGAACACCGCTTCATAATGTCTTTAAGGCTTGCTGATTCCTCATGGTCAGTAACCAAACTAAGGTTTGGTTTTGGAGGCTGATAATATGACGCCAGACGAGAAACTGTTTCTGGAGAAACAAGACGAGGCTCGGCATAATCAAGAAACGATTCTAAGGAACCAGCAACTCCTGTTGAAGTAATCATACGCCTATTTGGTTTCTCCATGTTAGACCAGTCAGGATATGGAAGTCGTACATAGTTGCCGTACTGTGATGTGCTTGCGAGTGTCTCCTGCTTAGGGTTGACTTCACGGGCGGGGTAGTCGGCTACCTGATGGGCAGCCAACATCATACGGCGCATATCTCGTGCAAGGACAAGTTCAGATGCGAACACCCAAACATGATAACCCTTGCTTCGTGACTTCTCCACAAAAGGTTGCACACCACCAGCCTCTAACGCTGATGCAAGATTAAAGGCTCCAGCCATGTCCTCAACATCAATGTCCGT